AAGTAAGGAACTTGGTTGACTCTGATTTGTACCACACGATATTTCCTGATACACGCCTGCGACGTGACTCAACTGCTGCAGCTCGATGGAATACGGACAAGAATGGTGTCTATATCGCGATGGGTGTTGGTGGTGCGGTAGCAGGTAAAGGTGCTGACCTCTGTGTGAAGGTAGGGTCGTTAGTAAAAACACATAAGGGTTACACACCGATAGAACAAATAGAAGTAGGGGATTTGGTTTTAGCAGAGGAAGGGTATGTGACTGTTTTGCATACACTGACGTCTGAATCTAGTATAGAGACACGTATTAACGGGGAATACACATTCACCCCAAACCACCCTATATGGACGAAAAACAGAGGGTGGGTACCTGCTGAAGAGGTAAAGCCGGGGGATATATTGACGATGACCCCACTAAGGGTTATCATAAAGTCTTATACACAAATGTGGAGACTACAATGGCTAAAGGTAAAACAGGTACTACATCACAACGTGAATACAATATTTGGGCGATGATGCGGCAAAGATGCAATAACCCAAAGGCGGAAAACTACCCTAATTATGGAGGTAAAGGGGTTTCTGTTGCAGATAGATGGGGTAGGTATTCTAATTTCTACGAAGATATGGGACCATGCCCAGATGAGTTCACACTTGATCGTATAGATACTGCAGGGGACTATGAACCAAGTAACTGTCGTTGGGCGTCTAAAGAGACACAACAAAATAACAAGCGCAACACAATCCGTATAACAGTTTTTGGGGAAACACTAGGTATAGCACAATGGGTTAGGCGCACAGGCCTTACTAGGGATATGATCCACCACAGGATATATGTGATGGGAATGACACCAGAAGAAGCTATACAAGCACCTAGGATGAGCCATGTTATCCGTAAAGTACATCAGTACACAAAAGAGGGTGAATTCATTGCTGAGTATCCATCATTAGGTGCAGCAGCTAAAGCCTTAGGTGTGGATAAACGGTCGATATATCCAGCTATAGCTGGAAAAGCAAAAACGGCTATAGGGTATAAGTGGAGTTATGCTGAAAAAGATTAAACAGTTTTTTACCCGTGAAATCGTTGTAGAGACTGTAAATACAGTCTCTATACCATCAGAGATCTTTTACAATTTACATGTAAACGGTAGTAATACTTACTACGTTGGTAACCCTACAAACAAGAGGTTAATTTTAACCCATAATTGTATCATCGATGACCCTTTAAGTGAACAAGAAGGTAAGAGTAACGACCCTAAAGTGTTTGATGCTGTGTATGATTACTATATGACAGGTCCTCGTCAGCGGTTACAGCCGGGCGGGGCTTTGATAGTGGTTATGACTCGATGGTCGAAAAGGGACTTAGTAGGGCGACTTATTGATAACATGATACGGAATCCAGACGGCGATCAATGGGAAGTGCTTGAGTTCCCTGCAATCTTACCAAGTGGGCAACCGGTATGGCCGGAGTTCTGGAAGCTTGAAGAGCTAGAGAAAACCAAGATCTCTCTGGATAACCGGTTCTGGCAAGCACAGTACCAACAGAACCCGACGTCCGAAGAAGGTGCGATTATCAAGCGTGAGTGGTGGAGAGTCTGGGATAGAGATGCACCACCTAATAATATCGAGTTCACACTACTGTCGTGGGATACCGCGTTCGAGAAGCATAACCGGGCTGACTACAGTGCGTTGACGGTGTGGGGTGTGTTTTATATAGAGGATGAGGAAGGGGTTTTACGCCCGAATATCATCCTGCTTGATGCTGTTAAGAAGCGTGTGGAGTTCCCAGAGCTAAAGGAGTGGGCATACGAGGCGTATCAAGAGTGGCAACCAGATAGTGTCATCATCGAGAAACGGGCTTCTGGTGCGTCATTAATACAAGAGTTGCGTCGTATGGGTGTGCCGGTGCAGGAGTACACGCCGACTAAAGGTAATGACAAGATTTCAAGACTTAACAGTGTGGCTGATATATTTGCATCGGGGTTCGTGTGGGCGCCGGAGGCAAGATGGGCTGATGAGCTGATAGATGACGTTGCCTCTTTCCCAGCAGGAACGCACGACGACCTTGTCGATACAGTTTCACAAGCAATGCTAAGGTTCCGCCAAGGTGGGTTCATCGGCACAAAAATGGATGAACCGGAAGAGGAACATTACTTTAGACGAAAGGTGGCGTATTACTGATGACTATAGCAGAGAGAATTGTGAGTTACTTTGAGACTCGAGCGCGGATAAAGCAGATGCGTAAAACGCTAGAGAGTGAGACTGCGGCTATCCCACAAGATGCAAAGGTACCAACAGATTTTGAAGCCGTTCGTATGGTATATGAAGTTAACACTGAAGGTGTTGTTGATTTGAGCAATATAATAGAGGAATTGATACAAGATAATCCCGAATTGTATAGAGTGCATTTTAAAGGTATAAACACGAGACAAAACACAACTACTTGAAAGGATTACCCGACATGGCAATTGATAAATCGTTATACCAAGCCCCACAAGGCATTGGCTCATTACCCGAAACACCGGACTTAGAGATCGAAATTGAGAACCCTGATGATGTCACAATGACAATCGGTGGTATAGAGATCGACTTGATGCCTGATAGAGACATGTCTGAAGATTTCAACGCTAACTTAGCGGAAGAAATGGATGAGAAAGACCTGTTAACTCTAGCCGGCGACTTACTGTCTGACTTTGATGATGATATAGCCTCCAGAAAAGACTGGATGCAAACATATGTCGACGGTATTGAGCTGTTAGGTATGAAGATTGAGGAGCGGTCAGAGCCTTGGGAAGGCGCTTGTGGTGTGTATCACCCGCTGTTAAGCGAGGCGTTGGTTAAATTCCAAGCTGAAACCATGATGAGTACGTTCCCTGCAGCGGGTCCGGTTAAAACTCAGATTATTGGTAAAGAAACGCAAGAGAAAAAAGACGCAGCGGTACGTGTCCAAGAGGACATGAACTATCAGTTGACTGATGAGATGACCGAATTTAGGCCAGAACACGAGCGTATGCTGTGGGGCTTAGGTATGTCAGGTAATGCGTTCAAGAAAGTGTACTTCGATCCGCATTTAGACCGTCAAGTTTCCGTATTTGTACCTGCTGAAGACCTTGTTGTGCCTTATGGTGCGATGAATTTAGAACAAGCAGAGCGTGTAACTCATGTAATGCGTAAAACAGAGAACGAATTACGTCGTTTGCAGGTCGCAGGGTTCTATAGAGACATTGATTTGGGTGAACCAGACAACGTTTTGGACGAAGTCGAGAAGAAAATTGCCGAAAAGATGGGTTTTAGAGCGACATCTGACGACCGATACAAGGTGTTGGAGATGCACGTTGACCTCGATTTGCCGGGTTTTGAGCATGAAGAAGACGGGGAAACGACCGGTATTGCGTTGCCATACGTGGTTACCGTTGAGAAAGGCAGCAACACAATCTTATCTATTCGCAGAAACTGGGAAGAAGGCGATGAATCTTATCAAAAACGTCAGCATTTCGTGCATTACGGCTATGTGCCGGGTTTTGGCTTTTATTGTTTCGGGCTTATTCATCTTGTTGGCACTTTTGCTAAATCTGGCACTTCTCTTATTAGACAGCTTGTGGACGCAGGTACATTATCTAACCTCCCGGGTGGCTTCAAAGCTAGAGGAATGCGGATTAAAGGTGATGACACCCCGATAGCCCCGGGTGAATGGCGTGATGTAGACGTACCAAGTGGCGCAATGCGCGATAACATCATCCCACTACCATATAAAGAACCTAGCCAGACATTAATGGCGTTGCTTAACCAGATTGTTGATGAGGGTAGACGATTTGCTAACGCGGCTGACCTACAAGTAGCGGATATGTCAGGCCAAGCGCCGGTAGGTACCACGCTGGCTATTTTAGAACGTACTTTGAAGTCAATGAGTGCGATTCAAGCACGGGTTCACTACAGCTTTAAACAAGAATTGGTACTGTTAAAAGGCATCATCGCTGCCTATGCACCGGAAGACTACAACTACGAGCCAGATACCGGTAATAGAAAGGCTAAACGCTCTGACTATTCGATGGTTGACGTTATTCCTGTGTCTGATCCGAACGCCTCTACAATGGCGCAGAAGATTGTCCAATACCAAGCGGTACTACAGCTGGCTCAGCAGTCGCCTCAAATCTACAACATGCCGTTGTTACATCGTCAGATGCTGGATGTATTGGGTATTAAAGACGCTCAGAAGTTAGTACCGATGGCTGAGGATATGAAACCGTTAGACCCGATTACAGAAAATCAAAACATCTTGGCGATGAAACCGGTCAAAGCGTTTATAAACCAAGATCACCAAGCACATATCCAAGTACATATGGCTGCTATACAAGACCCAAAAATCCAACAGATGCTACAGAATAGTCCAGCAGCACCTCAGATTGCAGCGGCAGCTCAAGCACATATTGCTGAGCATTTAGGGTTTGAGTACCGCAAACAGATTGAACAGCAGTTAGGTTTTGCATTGCCACCACAAAAAGACGAGTCAGGTGAAGACATTCACATGGACCCTGAAGTGGAAGCTAAGTTATCGCCTTTATTGGCTCAAGCAGCACAGCAGTTGTTACAGAGCAATCAAGCGGAAATGGCTCAAAAACAGGCGCAACAACAAGCGCAAGACCCATTGGTTCAGATGCAGATGCAAGAGTTGCAGTTAAAAGCGGCGGAGCAGCAGCGCAAAGCCCAGAAAGACCAAGCGGATATTCAGCTGAAATCACAGCAGATCCAAGTTGAACGTGAGCGTATTGCAGCACAAGAACGTACAGCAGCACAAACCAATAAGGTGAACTCGTTGAAATCTGCGGCAGAGCTAACTGCTAAACGTGATGGTGACGCCACTCGATTGAAAATTGATGGTTTAAAAACAGCAGCACAGGTTACTGAACAGAAACGCAGTAGCAATCAGAAGATGGCTATTGATGCGTTGAAAACAGCGGCAACGCTAGAAGCTCAGACAAAAAACAAACCGGCAAAAGGTGAATAATGAACGCATTTGAATTATTGATCCAACAGATCAATGAGGAAGTCGAACTAATCCAAAACGCTATCTGCCACGGGAAGGCGGATAGTTTTGACGAATATAAACGGCTCTGTGGTGAGGTACGAGGGTTACTCATCGCTAGGGAATTAACTGAAACCCTTAGAAACAAAATGGAGAACTCAGATGACTGAGATATTACTGGCTACAAACCCCAGTAAACCGCAAGTAGTTGGTGCTGTTAACTTGGAAGCCACCCCTGAAGAGAAAGCAAGCCAGCTACCTAAACCATCGGGTTACCGCATCTTATGTGCTATTCCTGAAGTAGAAAAGGAATACGAAAGCGGCATCATTAAAGCTGATGTCACTATGAAGCACGAAGAAGTATTAACCACTGTTTTATTCGTAGTTGCTTTAGGTCCAGATTGCTACCCAGAAGAGAAGTTCCCTAGTGGTCCTTGGTGCAAGGTAGGTGATTTTATTTTGGTTAGACCGAACGCTGGCTCACGACTAAAGATTCACGGTCGAGAAATGCGAATTATCAATGATGACTCAGTTGAAGCGGTCGTTCAGGACCCTCGCGGCATAAAGAGAGCATAAGGAGTAGAACATGGCTGAATACGAAGAATATAAATTCCCAGACGAACAAGATCAGAACAATGAGCTTGATATTGAAATCGAGATTGAAGATGATACCCCGGAGGAAGACCGAGGCCGTCAACCCATGCCTAAAGAGATTGTTGACGATTTAGATCGTGATGAACTTGAAGAGTATGACGAAGGGGTTAAACAGAAGCTGAAACAGCTTAAAAAGGTTTGGCATGATGAACGTAGAGCTAAAGAACAGTTGGCTAGAGAGCAAGAAGAAGCTTTAGCGGTAGCTAGACGTTTATATGAAGAGAACCAAAAATTACGTTCTGCATACAGCACCGGTGAGAAGGAATACATCTCTACCACACAAACTAACGCGCAAATGGAAATGGACGCTGCTAGACGCGCGTACAGAGAAGCTTACGAGTCTGGCGACACCGACGGTGTGATTGCAGCGCAAGAAAAGATGAATTTGGCGCAATTAAAGGTACTTCGTGCAGAGAGTTTAAAGGAAACCCCTTTACAAGAACCCGGAGATATTGTACAACAGCGCCGTGAAGAACGACCTGTACAGCCTCAAGCCGTACAACCTGACCGTAAAGCGCAAGCGTGGCAAGAACGCAACAGCTGGTTTGGTAAGGATGAGGAGATGACAGCAGCGGCATTAGGCTTACACCAGAAGCTAGTAAATAGTGGCGTTGAAGTAGGTTCTGACGAATACTACAGCACATTGGACAAGACGATGCGCACAAGGTTTAGCGAGCATTTTGGGGAACCCAAGGCAAAACCACGCACAGTCGTAGCGCCGGCAACCCGTAGCACATCCTCGAATAAGATAAGACTTACTCAGAGTCAGGTCCAAATTGCCAAAAAGTTTGGTCTAACCCCTGAAGTTTACGCTAGAGAAGTTTTAAAATTGGAGAATAAATAATGGCTACTACACAAAACAGAATAACTCGCGAGCTAGAAACCAGAGCACTAACAGAGCGTCCTAAGCAGTGGATGCCACCTGAAGCGCTCCCTGAACCTGACAAAGAGGATGGTTTCGCCTATAGATGGATTCGCGTTTCAATGCTGAACAAAGATGACCCTAGCAACATTTCGAAATCGTTTCGTGAGGGTTGGGAACCAGTAAGAATTGAAGAGCAACCAAAATACACACTGTTAGCCTCTGGCGAGGGTCGATATAAAGACAACATCGAAATTGGCGGCCTATTGTTATGCAAGATCCCTAAAGAATTTATGGACCAACGTAGAGCACATTATGCTAACGCCACAGAATCTCAAGCGAGTGCAGTAGACAATAGTTTTATGAGAGAAAATGATGCGCGTATGCCTCTGTTTAGAGAACGCAAATCAACAACTTCTTTCGGTAAAGGTTCTTAATTTTTAGGAGTTTATAATGGCTTATCCTGTCGTTTCAGCCCCATATGGGTACAAGCCGGTAAATTTGTTAGGCGGTCAAGTATTCTCGGGTTCTACACGTAATGTGCAAATCCAATACAACTACGCTACAGCAATTTACTTTGGCGATGCAATTAAAGAAGTTAACGGCTTCGTAACTCGTGCGTCTATCGCATCTGCTACTACTGCTAACCAAACAACCGGTATTTTCTTAGGTTGTTACTACACTAGCCCGTCAACCAAACAACGGTTGTGGAGCCAGTATTATCCGGGCAACATTGCTGCTGGTGACATCACTGCGATTATCTCTGATGATCCAGACATCGTTATCAGAGCGGTTATGTGCACTTCTGCAGCAAATATTGGTTCTGCTGCTCAAGTAATGGTGGGCTCTAACGTAGGTGGTATTACCACTAACGCAGGTAGCGCTAATACCGGTGACTCAGCTAACGCGATTTTGGTTCCAACTGCATTAAGCACTGCGACCTTACCATTCCGTGTTATTGACATCGTTCGTGATACTGCTGTGTCTTTGGGTACTGCAACTTTCGTATCGGGTGCATCTACAACTTTAACAACTAGTGCGTTACCACAAGCGTTGGTGATTGGTACTGATGTTGGTTCTTTGGATTCTGCTGGTCAGGTGATTCAAAGTGGTTCATTCGTGTCAGCCGCTGCCGCTGCAGGCGCTACCTCTGTAACCATTAATGCTGCGCCAACTACAGCTTTTGCAGCTGGTTCAACATTGGTGTTCACCCAGTACCCAGAAGTGCTCGTGAAGTTTAACTTCGGTTATCACGGTTACTATTCTGCTACAGCAGTTTAATTAGGAGTTGATTAATGGCAATTTCACGCGCCCAGCTATTAAAAGAGTTGTTACCGGGTCTGAACGCTTTGTTCGGTTTGGAATACGCTCGTTACGGTGAAGAACATAAAGAAATCTACGAAACAGAGACTTCTGAACGTTCTTTTGAAGAAGAAACAAAACTGTCTGGTTTCTCAGCAGCTCCTGTCAAAAATGAAGGCTCAGCTCTTCAATATGACAATGCTCAAGAAGCTTGGACTGCACGATACAACCACGAAACAATTGCTTTGGGCTTCAGCTTAACTGAAGAAGCTATCGAAGATAACTTGTATGACTCTTTGTCTGCTCGTTATACAAAAGCATTGGCTCGTGCTATGGCTTACACCAAACAGGTTAAAGCAGCTAACGTTTTAAACAACGGTTTCAGCGCAGCTGTTACTGGTGGTGACGGTGTATCTTTGTTCAGTGCTGCTCACCCATTGGTGAATGGTGGCACAAACAGCAACATCCCATCTACCGCCGCTGACTTAAACGAAACTTCATTGGAAAATGCTGTGATCCAAATCGCTGCATGGACTGACGAACGTGGTTTATTGATTGCTGCTAAACCTAAGAAGTTGATCGTTCCACCAGCATTGCAATTCGTTGCAACTCGTTTGTTGGAAACTGAACTTCGTGTTGGTACAACCGACAATGACATCAACGCGTTGAAAAACAATGGTGCTGTTCCTGAAGGCTATGCTATCAACCACTTCTTGACTGACACCAACGCTTGGTTCTTAACCACGGACGTGCCAAACGGGTTGAAACATTTCGTTCGTAGTCCATTAACTAACTCAATGGACGGGGATTTTGATACGGGCAACGTACGTTATAAAGCGAGAGAAAGATATTCATTTGGCTATTCCGATCCGCTTTCGATTTACGGCTCAACCGGTTCTTAAGTAAAATCAAACACTTAGGTGTTATAAGCCCTCTTCGGAGGGCTTTTTTATGACTAGTTGTGTTATTTGTTAAGATGGTGTAATATACTTACAAAACATAACTAGGAGTAGAAATGGCTAGGGGTATCTATAAAATAATTAATATAGTCAATAATAAATTTTATGTGGGTAGTGCAGTAAACTTAGGACGAAGAAAAAGTAAACATTTTTCCGAACTACGTAAAGGAAAACACAATAACCGCCGCCTACAGGCAGCTTGGGATAAATACGGAGAAAGTTCTTTTATATTTGCAGTGGTCCAAGAATTAAAAGGTGATGAAGACACATTAGCTGCAGAAAATATATGGTTAAAACAACATGTTGGTAAGAACTATTGCTATAACATAGGAGTTGACGCTACAGCACCAATGCTAGGTATGTATGGGGAATTAAGCCCTACTTGGGGGTATAAGCATACAGAAGAAACTAAACAGAAAATAAGTGAAGCAGGAAAAGGACGAAAACAATCAAAGGAAACAAAAGTGAAACGCGTAAAAACAATGCAAGGACACCAAGTGTTGCGGAGTACGCGAGATAAAATAAGTAAAACACTATCGGGAGAGGGTAACTTTTGGTATGGTAAGAAAAGACCTGATCACGGGGGTAAAGTCAGTAAAGTTGTTATTTTTACAGACGCAAACGGTATACCTACTAGGTATGACAGCATATTAAAGCTTAGAGAAACTTTAGGAGTTACACCAACTACCGTTAATAGGGCTTTGAAATCTAGTAAACCTTTTAAAAAAGGGAAATTTATTGGGTGTAGTATTTCATACGAATAAACCTCTTGCACTTCCCAACCATTCAGGTAATATGCGAGTCGAGTCTAGGATTAATTCTCTGCGTCGACTGACCTAGCAGGCTCGCACAAGACGACGCGGAACAGTGCATTTGGAGATTAAAATGGCTTTCGCTTCTCACGTTGGTCCTTGGTTATTAGGTACCGTTAAAAACACCACCGGCACAACTGCCGGCACAATCCGTAACATGGGCGCTACTGTTGTAGGTCAAACAGACGCTATCACCTATGCTGATGCAGCAGGTACAAGAGCTTTCGTTCTTCCTGCCGGTTCAGTCATCACAGAGATTGACTTTATCACCACTGCAGCATTCTCATCAGCGGCTACACTCAAATTGACCATCGGTGCTACCGACATCACTACAGCAACTACTGTAACTAACTTAGGTGCAACAGCTTTGACTGTTGCAGCAACTACAGCTGCTACAGCTTTGATTGCTAACGTGGGTAGTACAGATGCTATTGTTACTTTTACTGTTGCGGGTACATCATTGACAACAGGTGCAGGTGTAATCGTGATTAAGTACATGGTACGTAATTCTGACGGTTCTGCTAACCCAACAGCACAGCAAGCGTAATTGATCTGGGGAGTTTCGGCTCCCCATCTTTTAACTGAGGAGATTGATTATGGCTAAGACTACTTCATTGGCTGTAGGACGTGGTGAAAAGTTACCTGTGTCTAAAGGTGCAGGATTAACTGCAAAGGGGCGCGCTAAGTACAATAGGGCCACAGGATCAAACCTAAAAGCCCCTGCACCCCACCCAAAGTCAGAGAAAGATGCTAAGCGTCGTAAATCGTTTTGTGCGCGTATGTCAGGGATGCCGGGTCCTATGAAGGATGAGAAAGGTAGACCGACCCGTAAAGCAGCCTCACTAAAACGGTGGAACTGCAAATGAACGATTCTGTTGAAATGATTAAAGACTTAGCTGTACACGATGTAGAGATTAAGCACTTGCAGGATGACATGGACAAGATGGTCAAAGAGATGGCTGAGATCAAAAAGAGTTTAGCCCTCATACAAGCAACGTTATCTGAAGCCAAAGGCGGGTGGAAAACACTTCTTATGGTTGGTGGTGCTGCTGCGACTGTTGGTGGTGCTATTAGCTGGTTACTCCAACATATAGGTAAGTAAAGTGCCTAGTACTAGCAAGAAACAGCGCAATTTTATGGCTGCCGCCGCTCACAACCCTGAGTTCGCTAAGAAAGCAGGTATACCGGTCAGTGTAGCTAAAGAGTTTAATCAAGCCGATAAAGGCAAAAAATTTAATAGAGGTGGCAACGTGGCTAACTTAAAGAAACTATTCAAAGGCAAAGAGACTTATAAAGAAGAGCTGAAAGAAGGCAAAGCAATTAAGTCCGGCAAAATCACACCTGAACAATATGCGAAAGGCGAAGCGATGGAAAAGAAAATGAAGAAAGGTGGTAAATGTTACGCTGGTGGCGGTGCTGTTAAAAGTGATGAGCTTAGAAACGCCGATATTCAACGCGAAATGGCAAACCAAGCTAGAGCAGTTAAGAAAGCTACAGGTGGTTGCACTAAAATGGCTAAAGGCGGTGTGACTCGTGCCGACGGTTGCGTGACTAAAGGTCACACTAAAGGCAAATTTGTATGATGGAATCGCGGGGTATGGGCGATATAAACCCTAGTAAAATGCCCGGCAAGAAAACCATCAAACGTAAAGACAATCCGCAAGACGTAGAGATGTACAAGAAAGGCGGAAAAGTTAAAAGGAAAACTAAATGAGACCGATTACACAATCTGTTACCGGTGTAGCAAACAGTGCAGGTATTCCAATGGACTACTACATCTCCCCATTTAACGTGGGTTTTGGTGTGGTTGT